GTACACTCCATGTACATCTGCAGCAGTTTCTGATCCTGCATTAGTTGGTGCTAAGTTCCCACCTAACTCTAAGTTCTCTGATCCATCTGAATTTTGATATGGTACAGTAATACCACCATCCATATACAATCTAGCTGAGTTAGATATTAATGGACAGATAACTGGTTTGTAGTATGTTACATTAGTCCCTAAGTCATCTACTGTTACTCCTACTTCATTGTTATTATTACCAACTGTACCAGTACCACCAGTTCCAAAAGGATTAGTTAGAAGATTTAATACTTGTGCTGCACTATATGTTGTATTAAAGTTGTCTAACCAGTTTAATGAGTTAATCTCATCTTCTTTAAGTGTGTCTTTTAATGTTACAGTGTTTCCAAAAAATGTAACTCTATATGATTTAGGTTCATTGTTTTCTAAATCTACTCCATCTAATTTAAGCAGCCCTTCTTTAAATGGTATTGTGTTTAATTCTATTCTAGCAGATACTTTCTTTCTTGCATCAAATGATGTACCTGATCCTAGATTAAACCTATAGTAGTGTTTGAATATTTTGTTGTTTTCTTTAGATGCAGGTAAAGTAAAAGGTTTAGAAAAATCTGTAAACACTTTTGATACATCTTTTATATCCTGAATAGTTTGTGTTAAAGTAACACTTTCATCATCATAGATTTCAACTCTTTGATTATTTATATATAACTGGTATGCACTCATTATCTAACATTATTTATCATATCATATGCAAATTCAAAATCTAAACTATAATTTACTAGTCTATCATTTGTCCTTGTTTTCTTTTCTAATGAACTTGTTATTACATTGATAGGATAAACTGCTACACCTATTTCAGCCCATATTAACTCTGATAGCATGATTTGTTTTATAGGTTCAAATTGTCCTTCATCTACATAACCAGTGTTCATTGTAATTCTTTCTGATCCTTGTTTATTGTATTGATATTTTTGATGGTCAAATGTATTATAGGTCTGACCTGATATTAATGTTGATTTATAGCTTTCTTTAGTTACATTTAATGATTGTATGTTTTTCTTGTTAAAGTAATATTCTTGTAAAGCTCCAAACTTGTTTACAAATATAACCTTAATAATATTGTATATTGGTTCACATATCCTTTTGACATTTACAGTAATACCTGCTATTGTTTGACTTTGTCCATCTAATACTGTATCAGGAATTGTTGTATAAGTTATACCATTTGAACTTTCTGAAGGCACATATGCATCTCCAGTTTCAGGAAGATACATTGTAGTGTTACTTTGTAATAACTGTCCTGAAGATAATTGTTTATTAGAGCCTTCTTTAAATTCACTATATGCATCAAAACCATAAAGGTCATGAGTAATTGTTTGAGTTGCTGATTGTGGTGTTAATGCTCTTGTTGCTTTGTTACCTGCAAAAAACTCTATTTTAATTTGTGCATATTTTACTAGACTGTCTGTTGTATTAGAACTATATGGAAATACACCATCCCATGTAATGTCTAAGAAGTCTCTTATTAATTCTGATACTTCAAATATAACTCTATCACTTGCTGTATCTTTAGATATTACATATTGTGTAGCACTATTAATTGTAATTGTTAAGTCTGCTGAACCTGATGTTGCTGTAGAAGTTTCATCAATAAAAAAAGGTGATCTAAGTCTTGCTAAATAAGTTGCCATTATGTTGTTGTAAATTTTAAAAAGTTGTCAATGTCTAATTCATATTTCTGTATAAATTCATTTGGTAGTTTCTTGTATGCTGTTTCAAAAGCATCTGTAAAGAAGTAAGTAGGTTCTAATCCTTTCATGTATATACTTCTAGCTATTAGAAATGTTAGTGAGTTTTTAAAGCCAACTGATTTAACTGATCTGCTCTTAAACCTTCCTGAAGCATCTCTTATGCTTTTATTAAACTTACCTCCCTTTTGTATTACCCATTTATCAAATGCTTTAGGAGGAGGCATCTTATCTTTGAAACTATATGTAGGTAAACCTGCTTTTCTTTTACCATATCTTTTCTTCTTACCATCTACACCTGCATCTACATAAGCTCCATATGGTAACATCTCAAAACTCATTTCAAAAGATTTAGGATTTACTTTAGAATCACCTTTAATAGATCTTTGTAATTTACCTGATGCTTTCTTTTTAGCTAAGTTCTTTTTTGATAACCTAACTACTTCATTAACAAAGTCTTGTAATATTTTCTTAGTTTCATCAAATTTCATTAGCACTTATATATGTCATTAAAGAATTCTACTGTAATACTTGTAGACCATCCTGCTAATACATTTTCAAACCTATCAAAAAATGGTTCACATGTAGGATCTCCTACTAATTGATAACCATCATCATATAGTTGTCCTGATCTTAGTCTTGATGTTAGTCTATTTAATACAGCTAGTTGTGTGTTTAAAATATCCTGAGTGTTAGTGTTACCTGTAAATATATCAGCATTATATTCTTTCTTAGAATCTATTTGGTCCATTACTAGAACTGTAAAACTAAACTGTTGTGTTTTTTCTGTTTGTGTTACTGATTCAGGAATAATATGTGCAAGTGGAAACATAGATTGCTTCTCTAAGTCTACATCTGTAATATCACCAAATGTACAAGTTTCTATATTGTTGTTTGATAATAGTTCATTCTTTACTGTATCTAATACTAAGTAAAATCCTCTTATTCCTTTATCTGCTGTTGCCATATTTTCTTTTTAATCTTTGGTTTTCTAATGTGTTCTTTTCATTTACAAATTCTAAATACATTAAGATTTTATGAACCCCCTGTTCTGAGATATCTTCAAATCTTGTAACATCCCCTTGAGCTGCTTGGTAAAATGATGTATACCAACCCCATTTTCTATTAAACCCTCCTTCAGATGTGTAGCTTCCTTCAGAACTCCCCTCTGCAAATAGTCCATCATAACTTGAGATAACTCTTTCCCTAAATTCAACAAAAAAAAAACAGCACTCATTGCATATGCTAGAGGCATGTCTTTCATAGTTTCATCTGTTAGAGCTTTGTATTCTTTAATGTTATATCTACCTCTTACACTTATATCAACTGGTCTGTATAGAACTTGCATTGCTTTATGCATTTCTTGCCAATCTCCTAAGTAGCTATCTAAGTCTACAAACTCTCCAAATGATATTTCATCTAGATTAGGTATGAAACCATAATTAGTTCCATTTAATGTAAATTGTTTTTGCAGCTTATGATTCTCTTCAAACATATGCCCTAGATCTGTTACAACCTCATTTACATCTTTCCATCTCATTTTCATTACATATTCTAGCTTAGTATTACAAAAGATTTCTATCATCTTCTGAGCTATAAATGTTTCATCTTCATTCTCTGCCTGAATCTTTAAGTATTTCTGATACTGTCCTAGTGTTATCTCTTTAAGGTTTTCAGGTATTCTTACTGATAGTTCCATACCTATATAATACTTTATTATAAAAAATTTAAAAAAAACTTATTAAAAAGTTTGGTGGTATTATAATAATGTATTATATTTACACTATAAATATGAAAAACACTATTATGAAAAATTTAAAATTAATTAAAAAACAAGATTTTGGTCAAACTGAATATTCTTCAATAGGTCAAGAAACACTTACTACTCAACACTATTTCACATTAGAACAAAAAGATGGTTATATATTAGATGCTAAAATTGTCAAAGTTGTAACAGATTGTGGAAAGACTTATTATAAGGTTTGGTCTTTAAAAAATTCAACAATGCCATTTGATTATACTACTTTTAAAAATTATGATGATTTAATTGATATGTATTCAAGATGGGCTGATGATATTAAAAATAGCACATTAATAACACAAGCTATATAATTATGAAAATAGATGTTAAATCAAATAACTCAGTATATATAGAAATCAATGGCTACACTTATTACATTGATGATTCTACAAATGAACAGATTATAGAAAAATGGAAAAACTTAGAATTTTAATTATGAAAGATTTAAAAGATTTAGAAAAATACTTTAACCTACCTATATGGTTAATTACCTTATTACTTTGGATTGCAGCAGTTGGTTTGATAATCCTTGCCAACATAGTTGATTCAGTGTAATGTTTTTCATATTAATTTGTTAATGGCACCTTTAAGGTGTACAGGAGTGGAGGCTTAGGTCTCCCTCCTTTTTTATTTTATAGCATACCTTCCATAGTTAGGATAAGATAGTTTATGAACCACACTATATCTAAGTGCATCACAAAAGTGGTTATTAGCATCTAGTGGTTTATTAGTTGGATTGCCATTCCTATCTTCTACATACTTATAGCTCTCTAGTTCTCTTATAGCATTTATGCTATCTTTTGTAACATGTAGTTTGTATCTTCTAATCAGGTCTATTCCATAGTTTATCTCATACTTCTTTTTACCTTTTACATTCCATCCCATTCTATACATCTCTTCAATACTTTTAGGTTCACTTGAATCTGCATATATTTCATCTCTTCTATCTAGTCCTAGTTTCTCAAACTCTCTAGCTAAGTCTTGATTAGTTAAACCTTTTTCATATAGAACTTCTTTGCAATACATGTTATCTCCATCTATGTAAGTTGCACACATACTTGAAGGATCTGAAGCAAACCCCCAGTCTAATCCATAAGCTATAAATCTAGCTGTAGGTGGTACTTCATTACATGTATAGAATTTAAACACTAATGATCTGTTCTGACCCCTTAAACCTAATCCATATACTCTCCAGTATTCAGGATCAGTATCTTTCAATCTTAATAGCTCTTTCTTTAATGTTTCAGAAATAAAAGGATTATCCATAAATGTAGTAATGTATAGATTACAATCATCTCTCTCTAATACTTTATCATAAATCCAATGGAACTGGTCATGTGGATTATAGTCTAGGATTACACCATTTATTTTTCCATCTGTTCTAAATAGTAATTGATTCCATGCTTCATAGTCTATCTCATTAGCTTCATTAATAAACAGCATATCTCTTTTTCTTCCTCTAACCCTGCTCCCCATGTCCAGACTGAAGAACTCTATTAGGTTTCCATTTAACCAATACTCATTAGATGTTTTGTTGTGATAGATTTCAGAATACAGCTCATTATTTCTAAGTATCTCTAGGAAGTCTCTTAATACAGTTGCTTTTAAACTTGGAAGTGTCTTTCTACAAATACTGATTACCTTTCCAGTATTCTTATGACAATAACTAAATATAATCCATAGTAATGCATTATAAGTTTTTCCTGCCCTACTTGATCCTTGTAATGCTACTATTTTAGATTGGTTAGATTCTAGTAACTCAAATACAACATTAGTCTGTATCTGTTTCATCCTTTAGAATCTTTACCTCAAACATCTTCTCTCCTATTGTATCAACTTCTTGTCTTTCTATATATCCTCTTTTCTTACCTTTAGTTTTTAAGTAGAATAATATCTCAGCAGTCTTGCCATCTTTTATATTAGATAATAACTGATGTTCAGCAAAGTCTAGTAAACCTTCTTTTACCTCATCTATTTTATTTGCAAAGTCCTTATCCTTTATCCAATCATAATAAGTCTGTCTAGAGATTTGAGCAGCTTCACATGCCTTACTCACATTCCCCATCTTACTTGCAAACACTTCTAAAAATTTACCTTTATCCTTTGCCATTTCCTTTTTTGTCTATTTTATGTCAAGTTTGTAAAGTCTCCTCATTGACTTCCTTACTCATCTCTATAATGGAATCTTCATACATTTCTTTAACAATTGTTGATAAGTTTAAAAGTTGATCTTCTGATAAATATTTTAATTTAGGCTTAATAAAGTCTATTCTAGCTGCTGCAACATCTTCTTCTAGGTCAATTACTATTGCATGATACCATTCATCAAGATTCTTATTATAGGTCTTGTAGACATCAAAAGAGTTTAGACTATGTATGACACTTGCATGAGTTATATAGTAACCATATTCCTGTCCTATTTCCATTATCTCTCTAAGGTTAAACCTATAGAATTTCTTTAGTACAGTATATAGTAATGACCTTACTTCTACTACTTCTCTTCTTCTTGTGTTTTCAAATACTCTTACTTGTGATAGTGCTTGTATTTCATCTATCAGATTTCTAATCCTACTTTTTGTTCTTATCATCTTTTTCTAATTTAGTTTGTAATGCTGCTAAAGCTCTCCATGCTACTTTAGCTAAATGTGATACTCCATCATCATCATCTTCCTTTGCCTGTATTAGATGTCTAGTTAAAGCATCTAGGTGGTCCATACTCTTACTCTTATCCCAATGTAATGGTTTGCCTTTATGATGTTGGTCATTTCCAATCTTGCTCACTCTTGATACTTCCATAAGTGCATCAGGAAAGTAATTGATTACACCTGTCCATACTGGATAATCTTTTCTATTCATATAATCTTATTTGTGATGTATGGTTGTTAAATCTTTTAATTGTTGCTTCATAGTATTCTTTGTCTATCTCATAAGCATCTAAATCATATCCTAAATTATGACAAGCTATTGCTATACTACCTGATCCTAAATGAGTATCTAATATTTTATCACCCTCTTTAGAATAATTCATTAAAAGCCATTCATAAAGTTTTACTGGTTTTTGAGTAGGGTGTATCTTTACATCACATTTATTTATATAAGCATCTGCTCTACTCATATTAAATATTTTAAATGTATTAAAAGATGTTTTTGCTAATTCTCCATCTTTCATATTTAAATTTTCATACTTATTCCAAATTATAACTCCACTTAAATTTAAATTAAAAAAATAATTACCACCCCAAATAATTTGATTTTTACTTACTCTTAATAATTCATTAAAATATTTTACACTTGGTGGTGAACTATCCCAATTTGTTTTTTTATATTTTTTCCATTTACCACCATTTGAAATTCTTTTATTGACAGAATTATATTGTTGTGTTATATCAGCACCTATTCCATAAGGTGGATCAACAATAGCTAAATCATATTGATTGTCTGCCATATCTTTCATAGCTTTCATACAATCTTTGTTATATAAATTTATGCTACTCATAGTTTCTCATTCTATTTTTATTCTTTTCTAATGGTCTTAGATTAGTAAAGTGATTTATTAATTCAAAGTCCTGAACATCATGACATCTAAATAATTCTATCTCATGGTCTACTTCCCAATAACTTCCATAATTACTCCAGTTCATATTCTCATCAAACTTACTCTCTAAGTGTTTAGCTAAATACTGTTTTGAACATCCTAATATTTCACCATAGCTTTTTAATGTAACTATTCCTTTTTTCTTTTTATACTTAGATGTTCTTGATAATACATTTTTATACATTCTGTTTATTGGATTCTTTCTTACCTTTTGTGTAAACTCTCTATTGTATTTCCTAACATGTTCTCTGTTATTGTTAGTCCACTCTTTGTTGTAATTTCTTTTACAATCTTTACATCTATTATCTAGCCCATCTTTGCTGCTTGTTTTATTGTGAAACTCTGATATTGGTTTTTCTATTTCACATCTGCAACAAATCTTCATCATCTATCCTGCCTTTCCTGTAAATATATAAAATAAAAAGTTAATTAAAAAGACAGCCCAAAGAGTACAAAATGGAAATCCATAACATAAATACCTGAGTATTCTTTGTTGGAACTCTATATCTTTCTTTGTAGTTCTTAGATAGTATCTTAAATCTTCTTTTGGTATATAGTGTTTCATAATTCTATGTTTATATAATATTGATCTAAATCAGCTTCTTGCATAAACCATTCCTCATAAATCTCTAAAGCTCTTTTAACTTTTGCTGCACCTCTTAGGTAAAACTCTTCATTGCATTCTGCATATCCTATGTCAAGTGATCCTTTATCTATAACAATGAATCCCATTCTATTAGGTAGTATATCAAAAAGCTGACAATAAATAAAACATTGCACATCATATCCAAATTTATCAGCACTATACTTCCATCCCTGTAATGAGCTTGTAGATTTTAAATCATACATGCTAGAGTTGTTTCCTAAAATATCAGCCTTTGCTCTAAATGGAAACTTCATCCCATCATCAAATCCTATCTCACCTATTTCAGCAACTTCAAAATCTGAGTCAGATAATTTCTCTAACACCATTTCATTCCTAAGTAGAGCATCAGCCAATCTTTCTGCATCATTCTTTTCCTTCATAGTAAAAACCCTGCCATGTTCTTTGACAGCTTCTTTATATTTCTTTGTATTCTTTGATTGCACATCTATAAATATTTGCTCCTCAAATACATGTGGCTCTAATACACAAGTATGCATAAGCCATCCATCTCTTAAAGGTTGTGCATCACTTTGTCCATAATTCAATATATGTTTATATGTCTTGGGAGAAGATAGCAGATGTTTTATTGTTGTAGAGCTAAAGGCATACTTACCTAAGTAACCATAATAAAACTCATCATTATATGCTTTTTTAATCAGATCTTCTCTGTCATATGTTTGACCATCTAATAGTGTTATATTCATTCTTCTAATTTTATTTCTATGTTAATGTAAAGTGTGTTATGTGCTGCATGATAATTCTTTGATACTACTTGACCATACAAATCCATGTTACTAAAATTTATTAAAATATCTTCATACATATTTGGCAATGCATCAAATCCTATAAACATTGCATTTACTTGGTCTATAAACAATCCCTCAAGTTCTATTATTGCATTGTGATATATTGAATCATCACTTAATAATAAATCTACAGATAGTTCAATCCTTTTTTGTTTCTGCTTTCCTAGCTCTATCAATTGCTCTTAATTTATCTGCTTTATATTCATCTATACTTAACATCAAAAGATGTCTGTCATTTTGCAATTCAGTTACATAAAAGTGTATCTGCATTATTGCATTTATAAAAGTTTCTAACTTACTGTTAGTTGGTTGTTTCTTTTGCCATTCTAATAACATCTGATTTACTATTTCTGAATTAGCTAAATATTGCATGTCTTTTAGAGTGTCTAGTTTCTTGCTAACCAACTCTCTGTCTATATTTTTGTCAGGTATATTAATATTGAAGTCTGTATTTTTCATAGTCTCTTATATCTGATTCTCTTACTTTAATTATTACATCTTTGTTTCCTTCTCTTGTGTATAAACAATGATAGTCTGATTTATTCTTACATACATCTTTAAATCTTTTAATGTACTTAACTAATCCCAGTCTATCATAAAACACATAAGATCTAATGTCAAGATATTCAATAACCATATATTTTGCAAATCCAAACAAAGAACCTTTACCACCCCACACATTTGTTTTCTCTAACCATACAGCATCTGTATATTTATCTCCCTTTAAATCAACAGGAGTTTTAACTCCAACATAAAAATCTACATGATAATATTTATCTATGTCAGTTGGTGTTTTATATGCTCCTATTCCTATTTGATTCATAAAGTCTTTAAATCTCTTTTCAGATATTTCTCCTTTTTTCCAATTACCTGTATTACTATAACTCTTTGGTCTGAACACCATTTTCATATACTTTTTCTAAATCACTAATCCACTTGTTTATAGTGTCCATCTTCTTAGCTCCACCACATCCACAAGGCTCAATGTAATTATGTTCAAAATACTTTGCATGTAAAGTGTAAACTATTTTTAAATCATTATCTGTAAAACCTTTTTCCATTGCAGTTTTAAATCCAGTAAAATCTATATAATCCTCCTGAGTAAATTGCTGCTGTAGCAATACCTTATAACTTCTTAATCCCATCTTTTGTAAATATATATTTGTTTAACTTCTCTTGTCTTTTATCACAGCCACAATCTTTATAGCCAAATAATTTAGCTACAGACTTAGCTATTTTTTTCCCATAACCAAATGTTATTTTTCTTATAATCAATTCTACTAAATCTCCTAATTTCATAACCCCATTTTCTTTTTTAATAATTTCTTCACTTTTGTATATGTATTATATAAACTAATATATGTTATTTGTGTTTTCCTACTCAACTCTGCTATCTTAGTTCCTGATGCTACTATCTCAAATACCTTCTGATCATACCAATGTAGTTTACTGAATTCATTGTTAAACCTTTTTTCAATTTCCTGAAAATGTACCTGCTCTTGACCTTCAATGTTTTGTAACATTTCCTGATCAATAAAATTAACTCTATCTCTTTTCTTTTTAAGTTGTAAAAACATTGTATAGAGTATCTTAAAAATATAATAGTAATTAAGCTCATCTTTATTATAGGTTATGTCAGTTCCTTTTTTTGTTATGTAATCTAGTTTAATATACATCTCCATTACTAAATCTTCAGATGTAGGATAGTCTAAA